GAAATAACATTTATAAATTAGAAGCTGGAGACTTTATTGTTTTTGACCCTAGAGTAAAACATAGAGCAGAAGATATCATATCAGACAAAAAGAGAGTAGCAATAGATTGGACTTTAAAAAATGGATAGATTAATAAAAGTTTATGATGATGAACTTGATATACAGACTTGTGATAATCTTGTTGATAAATTTGAACAGTTTGAAAATCAACATGAATTATTTGATGTAAGAGGAATGATTTTTACACAATTAAATATGGCAAAGTCACCACAAATTTGGAATACAGAAATAGAAAAATTTACAGAGATTTTTCAAAATGCATTTACTAAATATTTGACAGACCTAGAAATTTCACCACAACAAATGCCAACTAATTATATGTGGGAACCTATTCGTATAAAAAGATATTTACCAAATGACCATGATGAATTTAGACCACATGTAGATGTAAAAAGAAAAGAAACATCTACAAGGTTTTTAGTTTTTTTTATTTATCTTTCAGATAATGAAGAAGGTAAAACTACATTTCCACAACTAGACAAATATGCTGAGTGCAAGAAAGGTAGTATGTTAATGTTTCCACCAATGTGGCCTTGGTTACATGCTGGAACAAAACCAATAAAAGAACCGAAGTATATTATGCAAACTTATTTACATTATGTCTAATATTAAAGAATCATATGTATATGTAGAAAGTAAAACACAAGACCAAACTTGTATTGGTATCAAGGGTGGTAAGTTTGCTGGTGTAATTTATAAGTATGGAAAAGTTTCACTTGGTGAAGAAACAGAAGATGGTAATATGCCATTTCAGTTTGAGTTTGATATCATAGATAATAACTCGGTGCCAAGAGAAGAATTTGGTGAAGATTGGGTAAATTTAATAGGTGATATATTAGTTAATATAATGGATGAAGAATATGGAAAATCAGACAATAGAGAGAACGATATTATCGAATCTGATTAACAACGAAGAATTTGCTAGAAAGGTTTTACCTTTTATAAAAGCTGATTATTTTGATGTTAAAGAAGAAAGAATAATATTTGATGAAATACAAAACTTTGTAGATAAGTATAATAAACCATCTACACATACTGCATTAGAAATTGAGGTCAGTAATAGAAAAGATTTAAATGAGATAGAGCATAAAAAGATTGTTGATATCATTAAAACACTCAAACCAGAATCTATTGACTTTGAGTGGTTAGTAGATACAACTGAAAAGTTTTGTAAAGATAAAGCAATCTACAATGCAATCGTAGAAGGTGTTGGTATTATAGATGGTAAGTCTAAAGATAAATCACCAGATGCCATACCAGAAATATTGACAGAGGCACTTGCAGTATCTTTTGATAACTCTGTTGGTCATGATTATCTAGAAGATTCCGAATCAAGATATAATTTCTATCATCACAAAGAAGAAAGAATACCATTTGATTTAGACTTTTTCAATAAGATTACCAAAGGCGGACTTCCACCAAAGACTTTGAATATTGCATTGGCAGGAACAGGTGTCGGTAAATCTTTGTTCATGTGTCATATGGCTGCAAACTGTTTATCACAAGGAAAGAATGTATTGTATATTACTCTTGAAATGGCAGAAGAAAGAATTGCAGAAAGAATAGATGCAAATATGATGAATATCAGTATACCAGATTTACATGATTTACCTAAGAAGATGTTTAATGATAAGATTGCAAAGTTACAAAAGAAAGCAAAAGGTAAACTTATCATAAAAGAATATCCTACTGCATCTGCACATAGTGGACATTTTAGAGGATTACTGAAAGAACTTGCAATCAAGAAATCTTTCAAACCAGATATTATCTTTATTGATTATCTAAACATCTGTGCGTCAAGTAGATTTAGAGCGGGGAGCTCTATGAACTCTTATACAATAGTTAAATCTATTGCAGAAGAACTTAGAGGACTTGCAGTAGAAAGTAATGTTCCAATCATGTCTGCAACTCAAACAACCAGAAGTGGATTCTCTAATACAGATGTTGGACTTGAAGATACCTCAGAAAGTTTTGGATTACCTGCAACTGCCGACTTGATGTTTGCGTTGATATCCACAGAGGAACTAGAAGAACTCAATCAAATCTGTGTCAAACAGTTAAAGAACAGATACTATGACCCTACAATGAATAAGAGATTCATCATAGGAATAGATAGAAGTAAGATGAAACTATTTGATGTAGAACTCAAAGCACAAGATGAACTTGTAGACCATGGTCAAAGTGAAGTACCGATTGCTGATAAAGGACAAGGATTCGGTAAAGGACAAGGCCCTAACATGTCTGGTAGACCAGATGATGTTAATCCATTCTCAAAAACAGGACAAGAAGAAGACAAATATGACAAATTCTCTAAATTAAAAGTTTAATAAATAAACACATATAACTATATTTAAATGGAGTAATTGATGTCGTATAAACGAGCTATAGAACAGCTCAGACCTGTTCGTATTCCAAAAGAAGATGTACAAGAAAAAACTCAAAGGTACTTACATGAAAGTAAGGGACCATCTGGTGCTCAATGGGAAAATATAATTACATACTATTATAATGGTGCCAAAAAGTCAGACCCTAATTACAAAGAGATAAAAGACTTCATTAAAGATTATGGAAAAGCAGGACAAGCAATAGCAAAAACTTTTAAGTCAAAACTTAAAGGTGGAAAAATGACACAGTTCGGTAAAGGTAGAGGAACTGTTAGTGACTTATATAGAAAACAAGGTGCTGGAAATCCAACACCTAAAACTGATATGTATACACCAAAGTATAATATTAGTTTGAAAAAAGCTGGTGGTTCACAACTTGCATCTGCAGCTAAAGGTGAGGCACTTGGTATGTTTTTTGCTGCATTACAAAATTTAGGTGGAACAGATACAAAACAGATACAAAAAATTGCAGATGAAATAGATGATAATTTTCATAAATTAATAACTAGAAAAAATAAAGGTGAGTTAGAAAAATATGCAACAGGAGAAAAAAAGAAAAAAGACCTAACACCAGCAGATAAAAAAGCAGTAAAAGAATTTATTGTAACAGAAGAATTCCACAAACAGTTAAATGAGAGATTAAAAAAATTATTAAATTTTGAAAAGAACCCAGACTTCATGAAATTTTTTGTATATGAAGCTATGTCAGGTCATGCAAAATTTAATGGTTCAATAGCATCGGCAAGTGTATGTATGGAGTTTAATGCAGACACAGGTGCAATAACAAAATTTATTCCATGCACTAGTAACGGCACAAATAAATTTACGCCGATTCCTAAGATATCTAAAGAATTAGAAGCTATGGCAAAAAAAGTTAAAGTGTATTCTGCGTGGAAATCTAGTAAAGGTAATCCATATTCATCTCTAAGAATTTCTTCTGCAATAGAAAGAGAAACACCAACCTTGAGAGATATAATAAAAGATGAAATTAGAAAAGATAAAATTATGAGTGCGGTATTAAGTGAAGATACTGAGGTATATGATTTACATGAGTTTGACCCTATTGGTGCTATCACAAAAACATATGACAAAGTTAAAACTATGACAGGTAGTGCAATTAATTGGTTAAAAAATTTAGTATCTAAAATTATGAATGCAGTTAGAAAAGCTTTAAATAAAATTAAAGATTTGGGTAAAAGAGCATTTGAAGCTCTATTTAACTTCATAGGTATTGAGGTAGATAGAGTAGATGTATCTGCACCATCAGATTTAAAAGGATTCATATTTGGAATGCATAATGAGTAATCTAGCAGAACAATTAATATTTGAAGATAAAGGTGGAAAGAACCTTCATCTTGAACACATAGAAGATGAGATACTTAACTATGGTATTGATGGTGGTCGTGCATCTATAAACTTCATACAGTCTCTCAGAGATATGTTTGCTGGTGCAACTCGTTCATCTATAAACATGACTGTTAAGTGGGATGGTGCACCTGCAGTATTTGCTGGTATAGACCCAGCAGATGGTAAGTTTTTTGTAGGAAAAAAATCAGTCTTTAATGTAGAACCACAACTCTATAAAACAAATGCAGACATAGACAAATATACATCAGGTGATTTAAACGCAAAAT